TCTCTCGCTCACCGAACGAGAACGGTCAGGGTGGTTCCACACTCCAGTTCACGCTCGCAGCCAAGAGCATTGCCGACGCGCAGTTCACTGTGTACGGATCCACAACTAACAAGAACATCATCTCGACCTATGTGCGCGTCACCGGTCTACAGTCCGGCGCCGTTCAGGAGTTCAAGGTGAACATCAACAAGAGCCTGTGATGACTGCTTTCGCCATCGGTGCACTAGTGGCTTGGATGGCCAGCTTTGTCGCTTGTGTGTACCTGGAACGACACAAGCTCGTCGTGGTCAAGATCACCCAAGGCGCGGTTATGGCTGTGTTGTTCGTCCTGTCAGCTCTGATGACAGCGCCGATACTGCTCGGTCACATCGCGATGGATCACGTGTTCCTGCGCGCTATCAAGACGAAAAAGCTCTGAACAGACTAACGTTCAAACGTGGCTCTGATTTACCTACTAGACAACACGACAACAGGTTTAGCCTACGTTGGACAGACTGTATTGTCAGTTGAAGAGCGTTGGAAAGCTCACGTCGCGTACGCATGGTGGGTCATTCGTCACATGCCGGAGAATGACACTCACTTCACAAGAGCGATCAGGAAGCACGGACCCGACGCGTTCGTCCGAAGCGTGATCGAGGAAGTTCCTGAGCAGCTGTTGAACGAGCGTGAGATCCACTGGATCGCCGAGTTCAAAACGTGGTGTGAAACAGACTTTGTGTCATATCGCTAAGCGTGTAGCACAGAATACGGGCCAAACACGGACACTCGAACAAATAGCTCACATCGCGGCAAGTAACCTCTGTCTGAAGCGATCGGACGAAACGAAGGCTAGAATCAGCGAAGCGAGTCGAGGAAGAGTGACATCCGAACAGACCAAGAAGAAACTCGGTAAACCTGTCAAACAGCTGACGAAGGACAGCGTTTACGTCCGAACGTTCGACACACTCATCGAAGCGAGCCGAACGACCGGCTACTCGAAGGGAGCTGTATGTAACAACATCCGCGACCCGAAGCGTTTTCCGCTGAAGGACGTCATCTTCGAGCACGTGACTACGTAAGGGACATAGAACATGGCGATTTACAAGGAACTCTCGAGTGATAACATCAAGGTTGCCAGGAGCTTCTTAAGCCAACTTGTTGAAGTTTTGCAACAGGACATCTCCGGCTCCTCCACTCGACGCAAGTACCAGCACTTCGTTACTGGGGCTGGCGTCGCGCCTGGCGTCACGTCGTCGATGTTTCAGACTGTGTACGACCAGGACTTCACCCTTCAGACCACGAACGCACAGTTCGACGTCACCATGGGTCTGTTCACGAGCGGCAGTACTGTGAGCTCGGTACAGACAGGCATCGACAGCGCAGGCAAGCTGCTATTCCCGTCTAACTCGCTCATGATGCGCGAGAAAGTGGACATGTATCGTCAGTTCGCTCAGCTGCTGCTCGGCGATTCGACGTCACAGTTCTCGGCTCCGATCGACAGCACCACGTCCACTGACAAGATGGATTCGGCGATGTTCATCAGCTTCCGTCGTCTCTTCTCACGTGACAAGATCAAGCGTGAGACGTTCGCACTCAAGTTCTTCAAGTTTGCCAATGTCGTAGCCGACAGCAACAGTCCAGGTAACATCCAGACCGTCATTTCAGGTTCTGAGCTCACTGGTGCCTTCATCTACACGGACGTCGGCAGTGCTAACAATCGCAATGTGTCTGTGGGTGGCGAGGTCGGCAGCATCGTCGATTCGTCCAACACCTCTAACGCAGTCGGTTTGCTCTTCTACGACCGTGGCATTGCTGTGCTCGATCTGGCGAAGATCCTCACCGGGTCTCAAAAGGCGTCTGGGTCGATCAGCTCGGTCAACGGCAACTCGTCGTTTGGCCTAGCGGCTGGCCAACAGATCATCGGAGGCGCGAACGGTGACAACTCGAACGCGACCTTCATCCCCGACTTCTTCACGTCTGGATCGATCGACGACATCGTCGACCACCTGTGCTCCGTTCGCTTCCACACTGGATCTGTCACTGCAGTCACGTTCCAGAACGTCACCAACATCAACTCGACGCTCGTGTCCTGCCAGGCGGGTCCTGACGAGTTCAACTACTCGTCCAACCCATCCTTCCGAGACTCCGACGACCGTGTGACGGTCATCGAGGCTGGGCAAGAGGACATCAGTCAGACGTTCGTCTTCGTCACCACCATCGGCCTCTACGACGCCAACGATAACCTGTTGGCCGTCGCCAAGTTGTCAAGACCAGTTGAAAAGAGTCCAGAACGAGGACTTAATATCAGAGTAAGATTGGATTATTGAATAATATCATACACTTGTGTAAGTGTCGCACTTCAAGGAAACTTCTCGACTAGGCTGTTTAGAATTATCATAACAAGCTCGACTCCGACCCTGACGTCATCACGTACCAAGGTGAACCGCTCAAGATCCCGTACTTGCAGGAAGGGTCCGTCAAGAACTACACACCAGACGTGTTGGTCACGCGTCGCGATCGCAAGCAGTTGATTGAAGTGAAACCGGAATTTCTCGTAATGAGCCTAAGAACATCGCGAAAGCGACAGCTGATGACGCTTGGTATTCCCAAAACGGCGTCGAGTACATCATCGTCACGGAAAACTCTCTCGCGATTACCTAATTTCGCAACATGTCGATCAAGCGACTACCACCCGAAGCCATCGAGACATTCTCGCTGGTACTCCACCCGAAAAGACACTACTCAGCCAGAGTTAGTGACCTGTCGCCTGGCATCAACCCACCTGTGATCGCGCTTCTCCTTGAAGACGGAGAAGATCTGCTTACTGAGACTGGCGACTACTTGACTACGGAGAGCTGAAAAGATGTCCAAGAAGATTTCAGAGCTTCCGGCAGCTGTATCAGTCGCGACCACCGACTACATCCCGATCGTCGACGCGTCTGGCCCTACCACCAAGAAAGTCTTGGTATCCACTTTCTTAGCCGGTCAGTTCCTTACGCTCGCGACCGCGACTGAGCTCGCTAACGAACGCGTCTTCACGCCTTCTACAGGTCTTAAAGCGACTGACAGCGGAGCCGGCGGCACGTACACGATGATCGTCCACGACGGGACGTTCGCGGCTCTCACGGGCTCCAACTTCTCGGGTGCCACTTCGTTCGCTTCTCCGAGCACTACGCCTACTGCACAGGGAACTGACGTGTTCGCGTTCTTCTCAGGCTCTAAGGCAATTCCAGCTGGAACCACAGGCACTGTCAACGCAACCAGGAAGGTTGTGCTATTCGGAGGCGACACGATTTTCTCTGGAAGCTTGCGTCTTAGCGATCAAGCTACCAACGCTCAGCCTTCTGCCAAACCTGTAGGTGGTGGTGATCTGTTCTCTTCTGCTAGCGCTCTGAAGTGGGCAGACGCGAACGGTAACATCAGTCAGCTGACAAGCGTCTCAAAGACGATCAACACTAACTCTACGTTCACAAACGGCAACACTCTCCTGCCAACCGCACTGACATGTTCAGTGGCTGCTGGAGAGACTTGGAACTTCGACTTCTACTTGCTTGGATCGATCGGCAACTCTGCTGGTTTAAAGTACCAGATCTTGGCACCCACTGGTAGCTGGCTTTCCGGAGAGCTATCGACGAACACTGTTCCGTCTTCGATCGCTTCCCTCGCGACTACAGCTGGTTCAGCCTCTCTCGTGATGGCTAATACCGCCGCAGGTGGACCAAACTACACGACGCCAGCGCTACATCCAGGCTTGACTGCTAACTTCGAGACCACGTTCATCAACGTGACAGTCGCAGTGGGGCAGACAGCAGGAAACGTCATCTTGGCCATGGGCCCTGTCACCAGCGGCCAGACGGCTACGCTCATCACAGGCTCGTACATGATAGGGAACCGCGCGGACAGAGTGTGACGTTCGCAGTAGCAACCTCAGCAGGCGCCAAACCCTGCGAGTTACCATCTACTCCAAGACGTCACAATGACTGATTACGTCGTCACAGGTTCACTCAAGATCTTCTCGAACCCTTCCGCTCGCGAGAAGGATACGTTCGTCCCGTCTGCGTTTGTTGATTCGAAAGTCTCTGCGAACAGTCTTGATCATCTCTTGCGCGACATGCGCATGACCGTCCGTGATGGTAAGATGAACATCGAATCAGCGCTCCAGACGTACATGGATCGCATTCACCTGTTGCCCACGAGCGCGAAGAACTCGGCTTCCATAGAGATCCAGCGCTTCACTCCGACGACGGCTCATACCGAGAACACAGAGAAGAAGAAGCTCGTAGAAGAGCGCTTGATGCCATTCTACCGTGCTCACAGGCAGAGCAACAACTGGGCTTACCCCAACTACCACAGCGTCAACTTCTTCACAGCTTCTACAGTGCCTTCGGACGCCGCGTGGTTGTACCCAAATGTACCGTCGTCCGATCACCCCAGCGGGTGTTACTCTCCGTCTGGTAGCTTCACTTTTGAGCTGATGCTCAACCCGCGCTACACGACAGATGGGTTGACCAGCGACTTCAAGGCTGGTACCATTCTTCATCTGTCATCGAGCTACGCGCTGTCGCTCGTCACAGGATCGTCTCGTGGTTCTGACGGCCGCCCTAACGGCTTCAGTCTGCTACTCCAACTCAGCTCTAGTGCTGATGTCGCGCCGAGCGTGGTGACACCAGGAGCAGGCACTGGCCTCTTCGCGTTCCGTTCTGACGACAGCTGCCTTGCGCTCAACAAATGGCAGCATGTGTTGGTCACGTGGGGAACCAGCGCCTCAGACGCTGGCACAGGCAGCTTCTACGTTGACGGGGTCCGTCGTGGCACTTTCGTCTTCCCGTCCAGTTCTGTCCTACCGATCGGATCTGCTTCTGATCCTGATGTGCTGTGCGTCGGAAACTTCTACGAGGGTAGCAACACTGGAACCAGCGCACTGATCCGGTTCTTCGCTCATGACACTGCCACTCGTGAGGGTCTGTCTGAGCTTGACCCAACCCCAAGCGTCAACTACCCTGACAAATTCAACTTCAAGCATCAGCTCAACGCGGAGTTCCACGACCTTAGCATCCGCGAGGAGTACGTCATCCCTTCGAAGGCTCGAACACTCGGCACAACCTCACCTCACAGAGCTCCTACGAAGTTGAGCTCCTACCTGTTCTACTTGCCACCGTTCTTCGTGCCAGGCACACCGTACTTGACCGTGGTCAATGGCGACGGAGGAGTGCTGTTCTCTCCATTCGATTCGCACGACGGGGCCAACGAAAGCCCGTTCTCTGCGCCGATGTCGTTCGGTGTCGCTGGACGCTACAACAGCCTCGAGAACTTCACACGTGATTTCGCGACAGACCAACACGCACGTTTGCTCAATCTGACGACCAGCGTCATCCTAACAACTACGAATGACGCTCGCACCGCGAACGATATCTTGTACGCCACCGCTTCTGTAGCGATGCGCAATCTCAGCGTGTTGCCTTGCGACGACGGAAACTTCCGTTCCAACTTCGAGCTGGCTTCTGCCCTCGACCTGAGAGCTAACCCTCGTTTCGTCGACGACATTGGTGCCTCAGACACCACTCTGATCTCGTTGCGTAAGATGGTCAGTGGTTCCATCTACTCCACGCTTTTCACTGGATCCAACGGCGCAGGCACAGGCATCGCAGCCGCTGGAGAAGTTCCTCCTGATCTGCTCGCTGTGTACCAGCGCACCATGGACGCTTCCTCTAACGAGGTAGTGTTCTTCGATATCAGCAATCTCTTCTATGGTGAGCGCATCCGTCCAGGCTCCTTCGTTGCTTCAGATCCTTACTTGACAGGTTCGAGCGGAAGGGTCAAGATCACACTGAAGGACGACGGTCTTGGCGGTCTGTATCGCGCCGACTGTGAGACACCTCAAGCTGTGTGGAACCACGTCGGAAACATCTTCTACGAGGAAGGCATCGTCGCTATCAAGTCTCCGGCCATCCCGTTCTTCGGCAAGCTCGGGTTCGACTTCGATTTTGAGGGCGAGAAATCGGTCCATGTCTCAAAGCTCAACGTCATCGTCGATGCCACGTCGTACAACACTTCGTCGAACCCGAGCTGGAACGCTGAAATGTCCGCTTCTTTCGACGTCAACCGCGACCCTGAGAACCAGAAGTACGTCACCATCACAGGCGTCAACTTCCACGATGATGACCTCAACGTCGTCATGAGAGCTCAGTTGGCTCAACCCATAGTCAAGAGAAAAGGCGACCGGATGCTAATTCGCCTGCGCTACGACTGGTAGGCCATACCAACGTCATACTTAGAAGTATGATCAAAGAAATCAAGCTTCTCCCGCGCATCAAGGCTGGCGCGCCCGGTCTTCCGCCACGGCAGCTCATCCTTGAGTGCGACGGTTGTCATACTGTCTTCGAGCGCCTCTACACGACGGAGCTGTTCAAGAAGGAACGCCATTTTTGCGGCACCGATTGCTGGTACGAGTACGCGCGATGTCCAATGGGTTCGCGTGGCGCCGAGATGGTAACGATGACGTGTGGTTTCTGCGCGAAACCGATCACACGTCTGGCGAGCCAGATCGTCGGCAAGACGTCGTTGTTCTGCGATCGCAAGTGCTTGTCAGAACACAAGAAGATCCATCAACACCCAAACGCTATCGAGGCTCTGAAACGAACAACTGCCGATCCCGAATTCCGAGCGTTCATGAGCGAGCAAGCGAAGGCTCGTTTCGAACGTGATGGACATCCATGGACTGATAGACAACACACCGAGGAGACCAAGGCTAAGCTGCGGCTGTCGCACGCTCTCACCGGACGATCCAAGGGTACGAAGAACGGCATGTACGGACGAGGCCACACCGAAGCATCTCGCGTCAAGATGTCTGAGGCTCATTCGCGTAACATCGTGGAGGGGAAGGGGTATATCTACGGCGGGACTGGACACTCTCACGGACAGTACACGTCGTCGAAAGGCAACGACGGACAATCGATGTATTACCGATCGTCGTGGGAACGAGCAATGATGTTCTACCTCGATGCCGACGAGAGCGTGACGAGGTATGATTTCGAACGGCTACGCATCGAGTACTGGGATATTGATCATCACAAACGTCATTACGTGCCCGACTTCCTCGTGACTTACGCTGATGGTCACCGCGCGATGTACGAGATCAAGCCGAAGCAGTTCCTCAACAACGAGAAGACGAAACTCAAAGCTGAGGCGGCTCGAGCGTACTGCGAAGCGAACGGCGTTCAAACGCACGAGATCTTGACAGGAGAACTCCTTAGAGAACGTGGCATCATCACCTAAGCCTCGCAAGCGTCGAAAGTCTAGTCGCGCAAAGCGAGGCATTCATCAATCTTCCAAGTGTTTGCTCCCCATCAACTACCGCTCCGGGTGGGAGCTGAAATACGCACTCTGGCTGGACGCGCAGCTGGACGTCAGCTCGTACCGTTACGAACCGTACGCGATCTCTTACGTTTCAAACAAACGTACTGGTCGCAAACGCAAGTACTACCCCGACTTTGAGGTGACGCGGTCGGACGGATCTCTGATCCTGGTGGAGATCAAGCCAAAGAAGAAGATGACGGTCGTCAAGAACGTGAAGAAGTTCGCCGCTGCCCAAGCCTTCTGCCTCCTCAGGAACATGACGTTCTCGGTGATCACCGAGGTGGACTTGAAGAGACTAGGATTGCTCTAGTGAATATTATCGGCCTCGACATCAGTACCAGCTGCGTCGGCTACGCCATCATCGAGACGGACGACATGAGCCTCGTCGAGCTCGGCCACTGGTCTCTCAAGAAGCACGAAGGCCTGCTCAAGAAGGCAGATGTCGTGATGGACGCTCTCTCTGTTCTCTTCCGTCGACACGTCATCACAGCGCCTGTCTGGATCGAAGAGCCTGTCATGCGGTTCACGCCTGGCATGTCTTCGGCACAGACCATCTCGATGCTCATCGGTTTCAACGCTATGGTCACGTACGGAGTCCACTCGAAGGTCAACTTTGACATCAAGCACGTCAAACCTGGAGACGCACGACGCTCTTGCGGTCTCATTCTCACTACTAAGGCAAAAGCTGGTGGTGCTTCGCAAAAAGAACAGACACATTCGCAATTAGTGGCTGCTAACGGCCTACTAAGAGGTGTTGTCTTTCCAAAAACCAGAACCGGAAAACTCAAACCCGAAGCACTGGACGAGACTGACGCTTTCGTAGTTGCCTATCATGGAGCTCTTCAAACTCGATAGGTTGATCTACGCAGCTGTTCATCGTGATAGCGGCAAGACCTACGTTGTGAAGACCTCAAAACACTTGAACAACGAAGACGAAGTCACTTCAGCTCCGCTCGTTGGGGGGGGCAGCGATACTCACTTTCACAGAGCGCTTCGACGACATGGTCAGAGCGCGTTCGAATGGTTAGTCATCGAAGATGACATTCAGGATCTAGATGAAGCTGAATGCTTCTACATCTCTTACTTGTCAGCATTGGGCGCGGCGCTTTACAACATGACGCTCGGAGGAGCAAGTCACCAGAAAAGTGGTGAGAGACATAAAAAACGGCGTCCATTGGTCATGTCATGACAGAGACCTACCTTCTGTCTAAAGCATGATCGTAACATCCCAGAAGATCGACATGCTTCGCAAGCTGCTAGGCGTGCCCGACGTCGATCGTCGCGGCATCAACGTCCAGTTCTGGTGTCCTTTCTGTAAGGATGACGATCCCAAGAAGCGTAAGCTCGCTGTGCGTGTGGAGGACGGAGCAGCGCATTGCTGGGTGTGCGGCTGGAGAACACGTAACATCGCACGCATCGCACCTCTCGTAGGCATGCGTGAGCTCTTTCCAGAGCTCGAGAAGATGTACGGCGAGGTCAAGCACGACCCGACCGAGCCAGAGCCTCTGAATGAGCTCGTCTTGCCTGAAGGCTTCGAGCTGATCGGCGAGTTGCTCTCACGTGACGTGCGTAACCCGGATTACCTGGCGTGCTTGAAGTACCTCGCTGAGCGTGGCATCTCTGAGAACGTCGCGTGGGCGTTCCGCCTCGGCGTGGCCAACGATGCCGCAAACAGACGCCGGGTCATTGTCCCCTCGTTCGACAGCGAGGGCAAGCTCAACTACCTGACAGCTAGAGCCACAGGCGACGCTTGGCCAAAGTACCTCAACCCAGAAGCCGATCGTCTGTCGGTGGTGTTCAACGAGATCGACATCGACTGGACACGAGAGCTCGCCATCGTCGAAGGCCCGTTCGACCTGTTCAGCTGCTACGGTATGAACGCCACGTGCGCACTCGGCTCGTGGCTCGATGAACGCTATGCCTTGTTCAAAAAGATCGTGTTGAACCAGACGCCAGTCGTGCTCTGCTTCGACCCAGACGCTGCCACCAAACAGAACAAGGTTGCAGACTTGCTGCTCAGCTACGGAATCTCTGTCCGAGGCGTTTCTTGGACAGGCTTGCCACTCGACACCGATCCAGGTAAGCTTGGCTCTGCCTTCAGACCGCTGGTCAAGGCAGCCCAACCTATCACCAAGACAGAGACTTTCATGTCAAAGATGGCTAGAGTGCTAGATTCTGTGAGGTTGACATAATGGGTTGCGTATACCTCTTTACAAACCGTATAAACGGCCTCATGTACGATCTTCGCAAGGAGATCGCCGCGGTTCTTGGCTGTAGCGATACAGCTGTCCAAGTGAAGTTGGCTCGTCTAAGACGAGATCATCTTATCAGCAGTCGAAGATACGTGAGGCAGAACACATGCGTGTAAAGATTGCTCATCTTGCTGATATTCACATTCGAGGACTTTCACGTCACGATGAAATCAGGACAGTGATTCAGGCTTTTTGTGAAGATTGCCATAAACGTGACGTTGATCACATTGTGATAGCAGGAGATTTATTCCACACGAAGACGACTGGCATCACAGCTGAGTACATCGATCTGATGTCCTGGATGCTGAGGTCTATGGCTGACGTCTCTCAACAGGTTCACGTCACGCTGGGTAATCATGATGGAGCCTTGACGAACCTGACCAGGCAGGATGCCGTAAGCCCGATCGTCAAAGCTCTCAACCACCCACAGATCACTGTCTATAAGGACAGCGGAGTCTACAAAGTCAACGATGGTAGCTTCAACCTGTGCGTCTACAGCGTATTCGACACAGAGAAATGGGACACTGTTAAGCCGATCCTTGGTGAGTACAATATCGCGGTGTTCCACGGCTCTGTCGCCGGAGCAGAGAGCGAGACAGGTTTGGCATTGGAAGCTGACGTGTCTGTCAAGTGGTTCGATGACAAGGGGTACGATCTGGTGTTGCTCGGTGACATCCATCGTAGACAGTTCCTAGGGTATAGGGAGTACGAAGAGTGAAAGTTTGCGCATGGTGTTCATTGCCGTTGCGTGGGAAGCAGAAAGTTTGCTGCTCACGAACGTGTCAAGCAAAAGCGTTAGGCGTCAAAAGCGCTTACGTTGTTGTTCGCAAATTGAACGAGGAACAATTGACGAAAGTAATCGAGGGCTTGCGATGAAGAAGTTGATCCCTTGGATCGGATATGCCGGCGCAGCGCTTCAGAACACCTACGCCGAAGACCTCGAGCATGGTTACCTTGTATGGGACGTCGACACGAGCTCTCGTCGGCACACCGTTGAGTTCTCAGCGCTCCCAAACCCAAAGCCGTTCGTCACCATCGACTGGGCTGGTTCGGCTGACGCTACCTTCGACTTGGCCACCAGTTGGCCCAGCAACAGTCGCTTCCGCGTTCGTTCTTCGTATATGCTTCCGTCTTCTGACGCAGCGTCTCTTGGGCAGCGTCTTCGTAAGGAGAAGAACGCTTCTGAAGTCGTGTTCAAGTCCGACGATGAAGCCGGATCCATGAAGTTCGCTTCAGCTAGCCTCGGCGTCGATTTGTGCTCGCTTGAGGCTATGGAGCGCATGCTGCGCGAGTACTACTCCGAGGAGACGCTAGACGACGCCACCTGGCAGAAGATGCTCGCTACGCTGGCTGACGTTCATCCTCGTGTCACGCGCGGCGAGGAGCTGAACAGAGGCACCCACTGGACGCTGAAAGAAGTGGAGTGGGACAACCTGTACGGCTACGGGTTGGACAACAAGATCGACTTCAGCACCAAGCACGGCGTCGTCGGCATCTTCGGTCCGAATCGCATCGGCAAGTCGAGCGTGGTCGGCACGATCATGTACAGTCTCTTCAACTCGTCTGACCGTGACGTGGGCAAGAACGCGTTCGTGGTTAACCTCGCCAAGAAGAGCGGATTGGCTCGCGCTGTCATCAACGTGGCTGGCTCGGATCACGAGATCAAGCGGAGCACAACCAAGGTGGTGTCGCGTGGGTTGCTGACAGCCAACACGTCGCTTACCGTTAAGCAACTGGACGGCGATCAGACGGATCTTACCGGCGAGCAACGCGGAGACACAGAGAAGAACCTGCGCAAGCTCATTGGAACGTACGAAGACTTCGCCTACACCAGTGGACAGGTTCAGGACGATGTCGGGCGTTTTTTGAAGGAAGGCGCCACGCAGCGAAAGGCTATTCTGTCGCGCTTCCTTGGCATCGATGTGTTTGAGAAGCTGTACACGGTCATCAATGACGAACTGAGTGTCCACCGTACTAAGCTCAAGAACCTCCCAGTCAAGGATGACATCCTCGCTCAGCTGGCAGCCTTGGAGAAAGCACGATCCGAGAACTTCAACACTCTTGTCGCTAGCGAAGCGAAGCGTCTCGAACTCGAGAAGGAGCTTCGCGAGGAACGACTAGTCGTAGACACGCTTCAGTCTAAGGTTGACGCGCGGCGCGCCGCTCACGCTCAAGACAAACGTCTGAAGGAAGCACTCGAGAAGGAGCGTTCACTTGTAGAGCAGATCGCCAAGGCGTCCGACATCGTCTCACGTGCTCAAGCAGCTCTCACCTTGGCAGACGCCGCGCTCGATCGTTGCTCCACGTGGGAGGAAATCGATGTTAAGCGCTCTGAGATAGCCGAGGCAAAGTTGGCGCTTCAGGCTGCGAAATCAGCTTCTGAGACATCTTCTAGAGAGCTCGAGCGTTCACGCAAGGTCGCGTTGAAGCTCATGGACGTCCCTTGTGGAGATCAGTTCCAGACGTGCGTCTACATCAAGGACGCTCACGTCGAGCGAGGTCGCGTCGATGAGCTAGCTAAATCAGCTCTAGAAGGCCTACAAAAGCACGACGAAGCATACAAGCGCTTGCTCACGCTCGGCGAAAAGGAGATTGATCAGCTCGTAGAGGATCGCAAGCAGACAGAGAAGCAACGTGCGAACGCCGCGCAGACGCTGGCGAACGCGCAAGCCACTCAGCTCAAGCTTCAGCGTGATCGCGAGCTGTGTCGTCAGACGATGGAACAGCTCAGCGGTTTCGCGTCTTCTGAGGATGATGATGTCGAACAACGTTACGACGCCGCTGTCGCACGTGCTAAACAGCTAGATGATTCTTTGCTCGCACACGTGATCTCTATCAAGTTCCATGAGCGCGAAGGCGGAAAGCAAGAAGCGAACGCTGCTCAGTTGTTCAAGCAGTTGGACGAGCGCGAGACAGCCGAACGTGAATCGCGCACTCGCGAGCTGCTGGTCAACGCTTTCTCTCGCCGTGGTATCCCAAACATCGTGCTTGGGAAGTTGTTGCCCACGTTGAATGCGGAGATGGACAAGGTGCTAGACGGCGTCATCAACTTCCGAGTGCTCTTGCGCGCGGACGATGACACGAACGCGCTCGACATCCTCATCGACGACGGTGTGACAAGACCTCTGGAGCTTGGGTCAGGCATGGAGCGCTTCGTGGGTGGTCTAGCTCTGCGTGTAGCGTTGAGCAACCTCACCACGCTCCCGAAACCTGATTTCATGATCATCGACGAGGGTTTCGGCTCGCTCGACGAGACCAACGCGGTCGCTTGCGTCTCTATCCTCAGATCGCTCAAGCGTTGGTTCCGCTTCATCCTCGTCGTCAGTCACATCGACATCATCAAAGACGCTGTCGACATGAGCATCGAGATCGAGAAGGTCTCAGACAATGCTAGGGTTCAAGCGTGAGCTGGAAGATCCAAGACAAGGGTACTACGTCTCGACCAAGGCTGTTCTGCCCACAGTGCGAACGGTGTATGTACACCAAGGAAGACATACAGTCGCGTGAAGCTCGTGGTGTATGTCACGCTTGCGTCGAAGGTGGTAGCTCTTCGGAGTACCGTGCTGACGTCGTACGAATTGTTCTCGGCGAGGCTGACTAGCTATACACTAGGAACATGGCAGAAAAGACGGACAAGAAGATCGACATCAACGCCCTCGGTCAGGCCATGGACACGTCATGGACCCGCTCCGGAGCTTCCTCTGGTCCTGTACTCGCGACGCATTCGGTGAAGGCGAAGTTCCTCTCCGACGACCAGATCAAGGTGATGTACGTCACCGTGGTCAACATGGTGCGCGATCGTGATCTCAAAGAGTCGTGCGTGATGTACGAGAAAGAAGCCGACAGCATCATCGAGGCCGCGGTAAAGAAGATTGGCGTCGAGTACAAAGAGCTGACCGAGAAGTCCATCAAGTTCAAGCGAACGGCGATCGATTCTAACGTCGAGATCATCGACCTCAACCACTTCAACCAGAAGCGTTCTGCCTACTTCCGCAGGGTGGCGATCTTCGAGATCAGCTGAGGTAAGCCTTGGGAGGCTTTGGCAGCGGAAAACCAAACAAGACGTCCGTCGAGATGCGGGCGCCCAAAGGCGCAGAGATCGAAGATGTCTTGCGTTGCGGTCGAGATCCAGTCTATTTCATCAACAAGTACTGCAAGATCCAGCATCCACAACGCGGCAAAATCCCTTTCAAGACATACCAGTTCCAGGATCGCTGTGTCCGCGACTTCTTGAGGTTCGCATTCAACATCGTACTCAAGTCTCGACAGCTAGGGCTGTCGACTGTGACCGCTGGGTTCGCTCTGTGGCTGGCTCTGTTCAGACGTGACCAAAACATCCTCGTCATGGCACAGAAGCTGCGCACGGCGAAGAACTTCATCAAGAAGGTCCATGTGATGCTGGCGAACTTGCCACCTTGGCTACGCTTGTGCAACTACGAGCAGAATCAACAGGAAGTTCGTTTCGACAATGGCTCGCAGATCGTCTCGATCCCGACCACTGAGGACGCCGGCCGTTCTGAAGCTCTATCGCTGCTCATCGTCGACGAGGCAGCTATCATTCGCAACTTTGAAGAGATCTGGGGCTCCATCTACCCCACGTTGTCTGAGGGCGGTCGTGCCATTGTGCTGTCTACCCCAAACGGCGTAGGTGGACAGTATCATGACCTGTGGGTCAACGCTGAGACGCCACGCGACGCGAGCGAGCCACCTCCGGATTCAAAGCTCATCCACGGCGTTGACCCTAAGTTGTTCACTGTCAAGGACGACAGCTCACAAGGCAAGAACGAGTTCCATCCTATCAAACTACCCTGGGATGTCCATCCAGAGCACGATCAGGCTTGGTTCAACAAGCAGCTCGCAAAGCTCGGTCCGCGCAAGTCCGCACAGGAATTGTTGTGTGACTTTCTCTCATCTGGAGAGACTTTTTTTCAAGCCTGCACAATGGACTGGATAGCCAAGGAGGTACGCACTCCTATCCGCGTCGAAGGGCCCGAGAACAACGCGTGGATCTTTGAAGAGCCGATACCCAACCACAAGTACGTGCTAGGCGGGGACGTGTCACGTGGCGACGCGAAGGATTACTCCACGTTCATCATCATCGACATGGCCACAGGTGTTACTGCAGCTGAGTACCGTGGCAAAGTGTTCCCTGATCAGCTGGCTTCTCTCATCGATCAGTACGGGCGTCGCTACAACAACGCACTCGCTGCTATCGAAGCCAACACCTTCGGCAACCACACACTGACAGATCTGAAGAAGCTTGGCTACCCCAACATCTTCTACCGCACAGCCCCAGCTCACTCTATCGAGAACTACTACCCGTCTAGCAAGGATCGATGGGGTTTCGACACACAACTCGGTTCGCGTCTAGACGCATTGGCGAAGCTGGAAGACAGCATGCGTTGTCACCACGTTCATCCACGCTCTGCAAGGTTGCATGATGAGTTCCAGTCCTTCATCTACACTGACAAGGACAACGGTTCTGGTGAACAGAAGCAGAAACCTCAAGCCAAGAAGGGCAAACATGATGATCTAGTCATGGCTTGCGCTATCGCGTGCTGGGTGTATCGCACTTACTTCGAGAACTACCGCTTGTCGTTTGTGAACAACCCGCAAGGACAAACACTTGAGAAGCCGTTGTTCATGTACATGTCGCGAGACAGTCGTCAGTACCAATCTCGACAGAAGCCTATGGGTGCTCCTATCCAAGCAGCGATGCACCCACGTCTCGCGGTATCACTCGACAAACCTATGTCTCCACAGAGTGTGGAGCTGGATCCAAACCACCTGAAATGGTTGCTACGATAGGGCGCTAGTTAGGAAACACAGTCATGGCATATCCCACCGAGAACAAGGAGCACACCGAGCTTCGCCGCCAGATCCGGTCTTACATCAAGGAAGCCATGGATGATCCCAAGGGCGCCATGACAGCAGTTTCCGCTGGTGCTGGCGGTGGACCTGAGGCTTCGTCAGCAGACCCTGAGCTTAGCTCTGATGTGCTTGACCCTAATGACCCTGAACATCACACAGCCAAGGGTGGTCTTACAGTCTCTACGAAGCCGGACATGACGCTCCAGTCGACAATCGTCGAAATCGCCAAGTCGGCTGCTTATGGCATGGAACGCGTAGAGCTCTTGAAGAAGCGCGACTTCCCGACGCACAAGTCGGCGAACGCGGTCGGTTCGGCCGTCGACGCTCTGGAGATGATCTTCAAGGACATGCTCCGCAACCCGATGAACTATCTGGACGAAGATCCTGCTGAAAAAGTGGCTGAGTACGAGCAATCGCTCGACGATGAGGCCTCGAAGCTCGGCAAGGCCTGATCTCGCACAGTATCTTGTAGACGAGGATCATGGCGCAACGTAGAGGCACACTCTTTCAACAACTGACCCGTCTGTTCCGGTCAGGCCCTGTCGTCAAGCGCAAGGTCCGCAGCTCCGACACTCGTGTCGCTGGTCCGGACATGACAGGACAGAGCTCGAGTGTGCTTCTGCTATCCAAGACGCAGGTAGGCAACTTCAACTCCATTATCTCTGGTGGCCAGGGGTACGTCACCCAGGAGCGCATGTCACGTCTCCAGGACTTCAACGAGATGGACGCCTACGCTGAGATCAACGCGGCGTTGGACATCTACGCTGACGAGAGCGTGGCGCAGGACGCTGCTGGCAAGTCGATCCACATCCACTCCGACAACCCGGCCATCAAGAAGAACCTCGAAGAGCTGTTCTACAACACGCTCAACGCTGAGTTCAACCTTCGTCCATGGACGAGAAACCTGCCGGTCCGCAAGGACACGATCATCCCTCTCCTTGACGGGCGCAACGTGACCATCGAGGAACTCGCTAAGGAGCACGAGGCCGGCAAGGAGAACTGGGTCTACAGCGTGCAGGACGGGACGCAACGGTTTGTTCCTGGGCGTGTCGCCTGGTGCGGGCTCACGCGGCAGCAGAGCGAGCTCGTCCGCGTCCACATCGACGACGGCACGCACGTTGACTGCACACCTGACCACGAGTGGGTGATGAGGGACGGCTCGAGACGCCCTGCCTCCGATCTGAAGCCAGGCGAGAGCCTGATGCCCTTCTACAGGAAGGTTTCGTCCAAACGTGAGAAGGACAGCTTAGACGGTTACGAGAAGGTCTATGACGCACAAACCGGCAAGTACGTTTACACTCACAGTCATGTTGTGGAGTTGATTCGCGACGACGATGCAGAACGTGGGCAAAAATTCGTCACACATCACGTTGATTTCAACAAGCGAAATAACGCGCCATCCAATCTTCGTCGCATGACGGTGAAGTTCGACGAGCGGTGCGTGGAGATGCTCGCTGCGGCTCTGCCGAACGACAGATTCCTCTCGTCTGTTGAGGCGTGCGAGCTCCTCAAGGCGAACACTGCCTTCATGAATCACTTCCGCGCGATCAACCAGCCGACGAAGGCCGATGTGGCGAAGTCACTCACGCAGCCTGGGATCGCCTTGTGCTTGAAGAAGCATGGGCATGACAGTTACGCAGCCTTCGTGAAGGACGCGCGCCCATCGGTCGTCGCCGACAAGCGTTTCCAAAAGGCTTTGAAGATCAGCGAGTCGAAGAAGAAGATCAAGAACCACAAGGTTGATCACGTCGAGAGGTTGACTGAGACCGATGATGTGTATTGCATGGAGGTGCTTGGTCCGAAAAATGAACACGACAGGCATAACTTCCAAATTCTTACACGTGATTCTCTTGGAAACGTTGCAAGTAGCGGAATTTGTTCCACAAATTGCAAGTACGGCGACTTCT